TAATAGTTGTTCCTAACAGTTTAGTTATAGGACCACCTTCTGCAGATGTACCATCATGTGAGTGTCCAGTTGAAGATGCAAAAGCATTTACAACAGCATTAAGTTCAGCATTTAATGGTGCTGATTTAACAACCTCATCAGCTTGAATATCTGACGTATTTGTTCTTGTGTAACCTGTACCCATTACCTTAAATCTCCTAATCCATAAGTAATTGTAAATCCCTGTATACTGTGACTAGCATTTGTATCTTCTGCAACAAAACGAAAAGAAATAGATTTTCCTGATCCTGTAAATTGTGCTGTCTCTACTGGTGATGGATTACCATCAAATACTTGAGTTGTATCATATATTGCTGAACCATAAACAGCTGCTGTACCAGTAGCACTAAATGTTACGTTAGCAGGATTAAGAATAGTTGTATCTTCAAAGTCATAAACTATACCTAGTGATACAGATATTGCACCCTCTGCACGTAAGTATGTAGCCATATCATAAAATATTTTTCTTTGTCTTGGATCTTCAAAATATAAGTAAGGTGTTTGATAGATACTTAATACAGAAGATCCTGCAAAAGATGTACCTGATTCTTGTGCATAAACTTTACCTGTAGAGTCACCATGTATAATTGTCTCTGTTGTTCCTATGTATCCACTATCTGCACAAGTAACAGAAAAACCAAACAATGTTGAAAACTCAAAAGCAAAACCTCCTTGAGGACTTTCTCTAAGTGCTCCTAGTATTCCTACAGAACTTGTTCCTGCAAACATATATCTAAATTGTGACTTAGATCTAATTAATACAGAAGATAAACCTGTAAGTGTTTCTGTATTAATAGTATTTTGTACTGTCTTATGGATCTTTTTAGATACAGTTTCAAGATTAACGTCACCAATCTTTGCAGTACCACCAATAGGTCTAATACCATCTGGTGCTAAGAATAGTAAGTCACCACCTATTTCTATTACACTATCTGTAGCTAGACATCCTAAGTTGTTTGTAACATTCTCTAAAGTAAAGTCTGTTCTATTATTACCAACAAGTCTTTTAATATTGTTAGTACCAAAGATATAAAGAATATTACGAAAAACTTTTATAGCTACAATATCAAAACCAACATTAATATTACCTGCACCATTAGCAGGAGTAAAGTCAGTTTCAGCTAGTGGAGCACTAAAAAATAATTCATCTTTCTTTGCAGGATCACCTGCTAAAAATAAATGATTTTGATAAACTTCAGATATTACTGGATCAGTAGGAGCATTAGAGTCTGTTATCTGAACATAGTTACTGCCATCATAAGTAGCTGCAGGATTAATACCATCTGTTAAAACAACTTTAGTTGAACCAAAATTTAATCTAGTAAACCTAACTTTGCTTACACCAACCATAGTTGGAGAACCTGCACTTGTAATAGCAGTCCAAGCAGAGCCTGTCCAGTAGTGTAAGTAGTTACTTCCTGATGATGGTTTTCTTGCAGCTAATACACCATTATGTATTCCATCTACTACACATACACCTAATACAGAACCAGTGCCAGTAACTGTACCATAGCTATTTGCAAAACCACTTATTCTTCTATAACCACCTTGTAAGTCTGGTTCATAGTTTAATAGTTTTGTAGCACTGCCCGGAAAGTCTTGACCTTGAGATAAAACATCTCCTGTTGTATTTAAACCACCTCTAGAAATAACTTTAAAGGTTTGTAGATTATCTGCCATTTATGAACTTAAACTTAACATATGTGAAGAAAATTTTGGTCTTTGTATCATTGTAGATTCTACATAGAGTTTATCATCAAGTAGTAGTCTACGCATAGCTTTCATACCCATCATAAACTTTTGTTGATGAATCTGAGCACTTTGTTCATTTGATCTAAATCTCATCATATAAACCATAGCACCATCAATAATAATATAATTAAATCTTTCAGGAATAATGGGGGTATCATAGGTACTGTCTGTACCATTTGTTGCAGCTCCAGTAGAAGTATTTGTACCTAAAGCAGTAGGAAACTTGTAGTATACATACTCTATAACATAAGCTGCATTAGGAACAGGTGTAACTCCAAACTTTTCTTCTGCTGTTTGATAAATAAGATTAGGAGCAGCTCTGCCTCCTGTACCTGAAGCATCTTCTATTGTTCTATAGTTTCTAGTGTAACTTTCAAAAGAGATAGTAGGTAATGCTTTAGCTGTATTAGATTCAGAAGTAAGTGTCTTTAAATAAAAAGTATCCCAATCCACTGAAGACATATCAGAAGCAAAATCATATGTTCCTGTACCTGCCGTTAGTGTTTGGGTTTGTGTAGTTTTTAAGAATGGAAACTCATGTCCATCCTGAAGTATTTCTCTAATTGAATTATTAATAGAATCTTTTGCTATTGCTTGAACATTCTTAGCTGCAGCAAATGTATCTGTTGTCAAAGTAACTTCATTAAGTCTACGTAATAATTCATTTGTTAGAGTTAAAAATGTTGTTGCCATAGTGCATCCTTATAATTAGATAAATTAAGAGGGCAAGTTGCCCTGCCCTCCTAATGTTATTTATTATACGTTATCTCTAGACGCAACGGCAGCTTCTCTATGAGCTGCTGAAACATCAGCAATAACTGCAAATACTCGTAATCTACCAGTAGCTGCGGCAGCTCCTGCGATAGTTACGTCAATAGTATCTGCTGCAGTAATAGTAACAGGAGCAGTATTTGCATCAGCAGGAATAGTTTCACCTATTAAATTTGCTGCACCTGTGCTAACAATATTAGTTTGACCATTACTACCTGCTGTCAAGTATGTACCTGCAGCAACAGCAAGAGAGTCACCATCAACAATATCATCACCACCTGCAAAGTCAATGTCAGCAGTACATGAAGCAGTAAACTGTTTCATAACTTCTGCACCTGCACAAAGAACAACTGATTCAGCAGGGATTTCCAATAGTTGAAAAACATCCCCATCTGCAATCGTAGCTCCTGCAGCAATCATAGCGTCAATATCTAATATTGCTTCAATCGTTCTAACAGCATGACCTACAACTGTAGGGACTGCTGTAATATTTGCTCCAACACCTGCTGTACTGGAGGCTGTCATATCAAAAGTAGCCATTTGTATATCCTCCCTTAACCTGCGTTGTATTTAGCAGTTACGATAGCCTCTGGTCTGAGGATCTTCCTGCCGTATAAGTGCATACCACGAACAATGTCAGCAAAGCTGTCAGTGTCACGATATGTTTCTGTTTTGCTTAACTGCTCTGCAGTAGCTATAGCAGATCCATGTCCTGCAACAATAACACCATAGTTGGAGTTTTGGTTTGCAGTACCTGAAGTACCAGAGCCTGTTCCTACAGAAGGCAAGTTGCTTGAAACGTGTACTCTAAAACCTGCTAGGTTATTAAGTACAAGTCCGTTTTGTAGCTTACCTGCTCCACCATAGTCTGCATTCATCAACTTAGAGTTCTCGTCACCAAGTAGCTCTAAGAACACAGGGTCAATAACAAGCCATCTGTCTTGTGTATCTACCTGCTGTTGATTTAACAGTCTTGCCATACGATTAACAACTACCATTGGTGTAACAGCAGCTGTACCTACAGAAGTAGCACCACCTGTTAGATTAACTACAGGAATTGAGTGATCATCTGCAGAAGATGTTGTTATGCTACCAAAAGAACCTTTAATCAATTTCATTGAAGTAAGAAGTTCGTCTGATCCTGCAGTTGTAACAGCTTTACTACCATTTACAACGTCATTAACAGCACCTGCATTACTATGTAATGATGACTGTTTATAACCTGATAGGTAGCCTAGCACTTCTTGATCGTACTGGTCAGCTAGTCTATATGCAGCTCTGCTTGTAGCAAGCTCCATAAAGTTTACGTGAGAATGAGCTTCTTCAATGTCATCCATTTTAAAAGCATAGTAGTTTGCTTTATCAACGACTAATTGAAAATCCTCATCTTCTAGGTCTTGTGCAGTTACCTGAGTACCTCTGGCATATGCACTTACTGAAATTTCAGGTTCTTTGATAATTCTAACAGTATCTCCTTGACCAGAAATCTCTCCAAAATAGTCTGAGTTAGTGATGTCACCAACTACAGTTGACTTACGAAATGCAAGCTGTACTTGTTTGGAATAGATTACTGGAGAAAAATTACCATTAGGCAGATTACCATAACCTGTTGCTGTGGTAAAAGCCATAATAAATCCTCCTATGATTGGTTTGGCTTAGTTAAAAGCTAAACATCTTAGAAGAGGCTATATGTTCTAGAGTGCATATAATAACAAGATAGCAAATCTTAAAATCAATGGGTCTATACTGATATAGGTAGTCTTTTATTCGTTTAGACTTTATAGTTTACTTATACATAAAGGTAGTCTATAGTAGAGGCTTTATGTCTAAGGGTTAGTTATACTGATAAATTCTTTTTTGTCAAGTCTTTATCTAGCATTTCCTGATAAATCATAGATTATTTTACCTGATCTATGAGCTTCATTTATTTTTTCAGAGTTTTTCTCGTACTCTTTGTCAGACATTTTAGCAATATCTGATTCTCTTATCTTATCTGATGACTCACTTGGATCTACTTTTGTCTTAGATCCTCTGTCTACCAACGAGGCAGCAGCTTTTGTTTTATCTTTTTTATCAGATCTCGTAAGTCCATTATCAACTTTAAACAAATCAAGAACACGTACAACTGAAGCAGCATCATCCGTATTTTCATACAAAGCGTTCTGAACCCACTTAGGCTGTTCTTCAACCCAATTATGAAATTGATCGGAATCACGTAGCTCATCAAAGTCTGAATGTGCTTTCCTAATTTCATTCTCTGCACGACTCCTTGTTGCTTCTTCTTTAGCTTTACTTAGTTCTTCTATTTGTATATTAGCTCTGTCAAACATTTGCTTTGCTCGTTTGTCGGCTATTGTTTCTACCATCCCTGCTACATCAGGATATTGATCTACCCATGCTTTCAAGTCTTCATCAGACTTAGGTGGTACAAGTTTTTTAGTATGTCCTAATTGATCTTCTAGCTCCTTAATCTTGGCATTGTATTCTTTTTCTTTAGCAGCTAGGTGTCTTCTTACATCTCCATAACGAGTTTTAAAAGACTTCTCTTCATCACTAAGTTCAACTTCTGGTTTATCTTCTTCAGTTTGTTCTTCAACCTTTTGTTCTTCTTGAGGTTTTCCTTGTTGCTCCATAAGTTGTTTTAGTTCTTCCTCATCCTGTTTAATCTTATCTTTATACTTTGATCTTGTTCTGCTCATATAACCTGCAGTTTTTTGTGCTTCCACATTTTCTAATTCTGGCATTCCGTTTCCTTTCTTGGGGTCAACATTGTTGAGTAGCCAATCTACTTTTTGTTTCTACGTTTTGGTCTTTTTAATAATCCTCCTTTATTTCCTCCAAATTTTCCTGCAGCTAATGACGTAGTATCTTGACCTGCCATTCCTGCTTGTTCTGTTGATCTTCTACTATCTTGTTTAGACATTCCCTCTGCTGATCTACTTATAGCAGTCGTTCCTGCTGCATCTTTTTTAGTAGCAGTACCTGTAGCAACAGCAGATTTTTGTCGGTCTTCGTATCCGGGAGATCTCTTTGAAGCTTTTTCTATACCTTTTATAGTAGAGGTATCAACACCACTACTTTTTGTAGAAGGTATTGGTAGTATATTTTTTGATGAACTTTGATTTAAATTTTTTTGATTTTTAAGTTGAACATTACTTGCAGGACTATCACTAATATCAGTTCCTGCTATAAAACTTGTAGCTAATTTAATTACTGATCCAATAGGATTAAAAATAAAACCAATAAGATCTGTAAAATTAAAACCATCATCCTTACCATCAAGAATACTTTTAACTATTTTTGGATCTGCTTTACCACCACTCATTACTTGAATTTCTTGACCCATAAGTTTAAATCTTTTACCTAAAGATAAATCTTTATATTCTTCTAAAGGTATCCCTAATCTTTTTGCAGAAACACCTAAAGCATATTCATTTTGTCTTCTTTGTGCTTCTAACTCTAAAGCTGAAGGACCACTGCCATCTCTACTACTAGAAACTTGTTGTTTAGGTGTATTAGTCCAAGGAGATTTAACAAATTCTTCAAAACCTTGATTAGCATTCCAATTTCCATTTGCATCTAATGTTCCCGGAACAGATTTTACTTCATTATTAGGACCATAGTAAGTTCTATAAACAACAGTAGATGTTGGTTTTGCACTTGTTTGAACTCCACTTCTAACTTGAGAAATAGAACTTCCCGGAGTAAATCCAGTTACAGCATAATCTGCAGGATTAAAAGTTCTAGATTTTTCTATTTGTTGCATATCTGAACTAACACCACCATTATCAAATCCAACAACACCACCTGTAGCTTTCTTTTCTTTTTTGTCTTTATCTTTTTGACCAAAAGCTATCATAGTCATATCTACTGCCATAGGCTCACCACCTATTCTACCTGTAGCTTCCATTTGTGCAAGACCTGATTTAGCTTCTGCACGTAGATCTTCAAAAAACTTTACACCATAATATTGAACAACATCTGCAGGAACAACATATTCACCATCACTTA